CTGGGTCGCTAGTGCCTGATGCTAGTGCTAATAAAGGTTCGGTGGTTTCAACTTTGCTAAGCCTTACTGCTGGTCAGGTAGTTTGTGCAGCCTTAGTCTCCACTGGAGGAACTCCTGCTACGGCGTACTCCTATGACGCTACTCGTCATTACCTGACCCTAGAATTTGTGAGCGTAGCGTAATGACCGATGTAAGAAGCAACATTGTCGCATGGGCCAAATGGGGCGCTGCCAACCACAACCTCTTTGTGTACACCGAGGACTCAAAGCGCATGAACTGCGTCAAGAACGGTGGTGATCGTCCTATTTACGGTGACTGCTCTGCTTTTGTGACTGCTTGCTATGCATGGGCAGGCGCTCCAGACCCCAACGGGCTGGGCTACAACGGCACCGGATACACCGGCACCCTCCTTTCGCACGGCGTTGCTATCTCTAGGGAGCAAGCCACAGGTGGCGATGTAATCGTTTATGGCTCCGGTACTGGGGATCACACGGCTCTCATCATTGAGGGCGGTAACGACCCACTCACGGTGTCTCACGGGCAACAGGGCGACCCGTCCATCATGCGAGTCAGCCAAGATGGTCGCCAGCCCCAGAGGTTCCTCCGTTTTGACACGACCAAGGGTAGCCACCCACGCCAGCCTCAGGCTAAGCACCGCACCACGATTCAGCAGGGTGCCCACAATGCCGATGTCGTGTACCTTCAGAAGCGCCTTGGCCTTTCGGCTGATGGACTCTTTGGCCCTCAAACTTCTAACGCTGTCCGTGCATTTCAAGCCAGCCACGGTCTGACCGTTGATGGCGTTGTCGGAGTAGCAACTTGGTACGCATTAGGTTGAGATGTTTTCTACTACCTTTTGGAATACAACCAACTTAGCCAACTGGGGAACGATCCTTGGTGGGCTAGCGGTAATTGTCGGTGGGATATCTTTCGGCTGGCGCAGATTCTTGCGTCACTTGCGGGAGGAAATGCTGCCGGTAACTAACGCTGTAACTAGAAACGGTGGCTCATCTATGGCCGATGCTATTTTTCGCATTGAGTCTACGCAGAAGCACATTCATACTCAACTTGACAAGATGGAAAACAAGTTGGATGGCACTAGCAAAGAACTTAACCAGCACATCGGCTGGCACAAGGGCACGAAATAATGTGGGGTGACATTGCCTTCCTTTCATTTATCGGTTGTATTGGTATGGCCGTACAAGATTCGGTGGGCACCTTCCTTGTCCGTGCTATTAACACCAACCGTCCATCTCTGGCCGGTCTTATGGATGTGGCTGGTGACATTGCTAAAGTCCTAATCCTTTCCATCAGTGCCAACGACCTAACTCACGGCTACGGCTGGAAGGGTTACCTTGGCCTGCTGCCCGTCCTTGTTACTGCGTTTTTTGTCACCTACCACGCCACCAAAGTGTCATCTTCCATGGTGGATGAGGGAGAAGTTGCCGAAGATAGCGAACGAGACTCAAGGATCAAGGCATTAGAACACAAGGTTAATGGACTGGAGCGTGCCAATGGAAGGGTTTGAGCCGGGAGACTTGGTATTCTGCCATTCCAAGGGCATCATTGGCCGAGCCATTCGTGTAGCCCAGCGCCTCCGCAACTCTCCCGAAGATGCCATGTGGAATCACGTGGCAATTATTGACAAGCGGGATAAGTTCGGCAATTATTACGTTATACAAGCAGAGGCTAAGGGAGTAACCAACAATAAACAATTGGGAAGCATTGCCCCCGGTGGTAGATTTAAGATTGTTCCTTTCCCTGCTACCGCTGACCGAGCCAAGTTCCTTACCTTTGCCCGCTCTCAGGTTTCCGATCCTTATGGATACCTTACTATCCTTAGTATCGCCCTTGATTTTTTGCTGCCCCGTAGGGTAGCGCTTAGGAAGTCTGGTACGTGGGTGTGTAGCGCACTCGCAGCAGGTGGTTTGTGGTACTCTGGGTTTCCTAAAGCAATGACGTGGCCTGACCTATATCAAGTTACGCCAGCCGACCTATACGGTGCCCTTGGGTAACCGGGAAGGGGAACCATGAAGAAAGAACTTCGTACTCCCACCCACATAGTCATCCCTGATACGCAGTGTCGCCCCGGCGTCCCTGACGATCACCTTAAATGGGCAGGGCAATACATCGTAGATGAATTTGCTGGCAAGGACAAGGTAAAGATCATTCACCTTGGTGACCATGCTGACATGCACAGCCTTTCTATGTATGACCAAGGCAAGATGTCCATGGAGGGCAGGCGCTACCGTGAGGACATTGACGCTGCCAACGCAGGCTTTGATCTGCTCAACGCTCCGCTTGTGGCATACAACAAAAGTCGGTCAGCCAAGTGGCTACCAGAACGGCACATCCTTATGGGGAACCACGAGGACCGCATTAACAGGGCCATTGAATCTGATGCCAAGTTAGAGGGTGTCATCGGTCTGCAAGATCTGAACTACGAAGCAAGTGGTTGGAAGGTTCATGCTTTCCGTGTGCCCGTTTGCATTGACGGTGTGTACTACGCCCACTACTTTTACAACCCGATGACGGGCAAGCCCCTCGGTGGCATGGTGGACACTCGGCTCAAGACGCTGGGCCATTCGTTCTCGCAGGGCCACCAGCAGACGCTATCGTATGCGCTTAGGTTCGTGGCGGGCCAGAGTCAGCACGGTCTAGTTGCTGGAGCGTTCTATCTTCACGATGAAGATTACAAAGGGCCACAGGGTAACGCACATTGGCGTGGCTTGATTGTCTGCCACCAAGTTGAGAACGGTTCCTATGACCCCATGTTTGTGAGCATGGATTATCTGTGCCGCAGGTACGAGGGCATGCGCCTTGAAACATTTATGAAAAAGAAATACCCCGCCGCTAAGCGTGGTTGGTAGTAACATTCGGTGATACGGTGGAAGTCCGATGAGACTTCTGTACCAATGCCCCAAATGCGAAAAAACCTATTCACTTTTTGATGGGCACCCCTCCAGTTTTACCAATAATCGGCAGTTTCTGGAGGCATTGGCTGATATAGACGCTACTCACCCATGCTTTGATGGCACGTTTACCGTGAGCCGCCCTCAGTTGGCCGCTCCGGGCCTCTAACCTCCGGCGTTACGGAACGATGCGGCAAGGGTTCTCAATGCGTCTAAGCGGCTCTGAGAAGCCCTCATTGACTCCCTTGCGGTGGTCAGGCGGGACTGAGCCAGATTGTGCTGGAGCCTCTGGTGTTCGGTGGCTTCAACAGCAATGTCCTCAGCCATAGCCTCGGTCACCTTGCGGTCTTTGTCGGCTCTGGCAATCAGTCGGGATCGGGCATGGCCCACCTTGAAAACAACTTCCGCCTCGGCAGCCTCCATGCCCGCATCTCTGACCTCGCTTACTAGGTCGTCAATCTTTTTGGCTTCCCTGAGGATGGCCTCTTGAATCTGTCCAAGGTTCATCATCGCTGGGCCTCCCCGTGGCAGATGTCACAGAAGCGCTCGCCAGCCTGCGCATGGCCTAGGTCACCCTCCGGCAATAGGGCTGAACATCCTGAACAGGACCAGTCGGTGTCACTCATGCTTTTAACTCCCTCAAGATACGGCTGAATTGTTCCAGCGTCATTACTACATACGATGCCGAAGTAGGCTTTAGCCTTCGCTTAGCCACCACAACGGCGTATTCTGCATCGGCGTTGGCACGCTCACGCTCTGCCTCACCCATCCATCCGGCAAAGTCCAGCGCCTTTTGGTTCTTACACTCCAGCACCCACCCCGGTAGGCCGGTAATGTCACCTCGGTCGTCTTGGCGACCAGCACCGTAGGCTCGCTCCACCCAGCGGTGTCCGGTTTCCTTGAGATACTGAACCACATCTCGTTCATACTGGCTACCTTTAGCCTTTTGTGGGTTGGTCATAGCGAACCTCTTTCATGGTTTCAATCCATACATGCGCACCACAGGACAGAGGACTGTCGGGACGGTACACCACACGGGCTACCTCGCTACCGTCGTCGTCCATGATGATGGCAGAATGAGCATAGTGGTTGTCCTTGTAGGTCTTGATTGTTAGCACAGGCTCATTGTCATCGTTCTTGCGATTGCTCTTGATCTTGTGCTGGTTTACATGAATGATTGTCTTAATCACATAGCCGCCTTAAGCGCTACGTACAAAGACTTGTTGATGTTAATGCGTGCCGTAATGTCTGCCTTCATAAATTCCTCGGTCAGTTCTTCCTGTTCAGGAGCAGTCACCATAAACTGTTCGGCGTCACGCCTACTGATAGTCACCGTGATAGTGACTGGCTTGTTATTTGAAACTCTCATATGTGGTCATCCTGACAATCGTTGTTATTGGAACATACTAGCGCTCTATGTTTCGCTGCGTGTAGTAATCCTCTGGGGTCGTCCATCCATGATGGAAGCGACCAGCCATGGGCCTTGGCTTTTCTGGGGTTAATGGTGACCCAGTGGTGGCAGGGCCTGCACAGGGAGATGAATAACTCAGGTCGTAATTCTGCATCCTTTGTCTGGCTCCGGTTGATGACCTCATGCACATCAACTGCCCCTTTGCCACAGCGCTCGCACAATGGGTGGTTCCACAACTGGGATTCCACTAGGTATTTTCTTGTCCTCATTTTCGTCTTTCTTTGTGGGGATACTGGCCTCAATGGTGACCGGCGCAGACCCACACTCCGTTTGAGCGGGCTTCTTTTCACCCTGTTTCCTTTCGTACTTGCCAGCCTCTCGCCCTCCACCCATCAGGGTAAGGGTCTGACGCCAGCGCTTAGTGTGGTGTTCACCGGGGCAACGTAGGTGTGCGATCTCGTGCAGAAGAACTTGAGTGGGGCGACCCGTCTTGGTCAGTACCCGACCCGGCTTATCAAAACACAGCCAGCCATACCATTCGTCCTCTGGGTCATTGTGTGCGTGAGCAAGAATACCACGCCACTCTAAAGGAGACTCTGCTGAGACGCAACCCATCCCCACATAGATCCCCCAAACTTCTGGGTAGTCCAGCCCTAAGGCAGTCGGCCTGTTAGCGCCGACCCGAAGCATCTCGTGCCCTCTTGTGAGCCATACGCTGACGGGCTAAGTCGTTGTATGCACGCCTGCATTTGTCGCAGGGTTCTTCCTTCTTGGCCTTGTGCCTACGGTATGCACTCTCAGTGCCACAGGTAGCAGGCACACGTGAGCGGGGCTTCTTGCCTCGCATCTTGTTGCGCTGTTCCTCTGTGGTGCCACCCCAGTAGCCACGCTCGTCATTCTCCATGGCCTCCATCAAGCAATCATCCTTGACGGGACACGACATGCAGAGATCCCTAACGTGTATGGGTATGACAGACCTGCGGGTTTCCCCAATAAAATCTGATACATCGTAACCCTTGCAGGCTGCGTGCTCTCTCCACTCCTCCGAATAGATCATTAAATCCAGAGCCTCATTACTGGGAAGCAAACCTCTCCGTCTGTATCCAGAATGGTTATCTCCTCATCGGTCATGTCAGGGTTGTCATGCGACCAGCAATAACTGTCGGTGCACCATCCCTTTTCAATGCCAAGTCGTAGCCATTCCAGCATGGTCATCTGATGGTTGGACATTCGTATCCTCCTCCTGCCCATGGACTTGTGCCCATGATGCTCTTTAGTTTATAAGCCGCTTCAATTTGTGTGGCCACTGGTGCATCTTGTGGTGCCCCAGCATACCCCACACTTGCCCATGTGGATGGCAGGAATTGAAACAATCCCCCTGCCCTGCTACTGGTGTTCACTACCTGCGGTTGGTCCCTGCTCTCACGCCATGCAACGCAGGCAAAGAACGGGTCAAGCCCATAGGGGTTTGGCACCGTCTGTACAGTTTGTACAACTGGTACTACATCTGGTACTACATTTTCAGGTTCGGGAATAACTTTTAATTGGTTTACCCCTAGTCTTTGGGCATGCACTTGAAACACATTGGCGTCAGCGGCTTGGTAAGTCGCTCCACAAGTTCCAACAAAAACTCCGATTGCTGCAATGTATTTGGGTACCACTTTGCGCCAGTTCTGTACTGGTCTAGGTTCTTTTGACAATCTTCTACTCTCCATGCTTCTTCAGGTTTAAGAGATCGGTTGGCACGTAGCCGTTCAATCTCCGCAATCATCCAACGCCCATATTCTCCTGACTCTGGGTATAACCCTGATTCAAAGTGAGCCTTAGCCTTCTGTAGATCCATTCTGTTCTCTTTTCTTGACCCTTTCAACGGGCCACTCTATTAGGCGTGGGGCATGGTCAAGTTTGACCGTGACCGTGTCTTTGCCGTTTACCTCGTGCGTTTCTGAGACTGTGTACCCGTAGTGTGGGTGTCCGTACCTGTCGTGGCAAACAACTTGATCTTGAGCCTTGATAGATAGGGCATGCTTACGCTCAGCCTGATGTCTAGCACGGGCATCACAAGCGGAACACAACCCGTTACGGTAGACGATGCGATGACACTGCGAGCAGATGTTTTTGCGTCTGGGTATAATCTCGTGCGATTCGTTATCGTCCAACCAAAGGTCCATGAAGATAGGTTACTCTGCATGGTTACGTTCCCACCTTTGCACTTCAACAACTCCGATAGCACCGTATGAACAGATGTCTTTAAAATCATCTTCTAAAGAATCATGTGACATGGATACTGTACCAAACTCTAAATATTGTTGTACTGCTGACTGTATCCTAAACATTTTATCTTGAATCCGAATAGATACACCAATCCAAGAAGGCAGGCCGAACGCCTCACTGCCCTTGATGTTGGCTAATGGGTCAGCGTTGGTGCCATAGTCCCTGCTCTTGCTCTGGTGCAATTCCTTGATGCCCTCTAATACTGTTATGAATTCAGGGCTACCGGATTGCTTAAGGGTAAAGTGCATGGTGTCGTAAGGCCAGCCCGGTTCCCCTGTAAGGTCGGTCATATACCCAGCCCCATTCTGGCGATGGCCTTCGCCTCGTCTACCTTGCGTTCTTCTTTGGCAGGAATCCTGACATGGTGTGCCAGCCTATCCACGTCACACCTAAAGTAGTAGTCCTCAATGTAGCGCCTAGCCAAATGACCCAGCAGTTCATTGCTAGCCTCAGGTACCGCAGCCCGACACACAATCAAAGCCGCAGTACCCACCTGTTTCTTGGTTGGCTTAGACATCTGAACCCCACACTGATATTGCCAGCACAATTAAAACGCCAAGGACAATAGCGGAGTAGATGTAGTTAATCATTAGAAGTAATCGTCTGCCGCTACGGGCTGTGCCGGTGCCTGACGTGGTGTGCTGGTGCGCTCACTGCGTACTACCTGTGCAGTGTTCCACTGAAGGGACGGGCCAATGGCAGTAGCCACAACCTCTACCTTGTAACGCTTGCTTCCATCCGGTGCATCCCATGAGCGCTGTTCCAAGCGCCCGTCAATGACAACCGCATCGCCCTTGTGCAAAGACGCTGATGCGTTTTCAGCCATCGGACCCCAGATCACCACGTCAAAGTAGGAGGTCTGTTCTTTGTCCTCCCACTTGCGAGTGACAGCCACGCTGGTAGTGGCCATAGGCTTACCGTTCTGCGTGTACCGCATCTCTAAATCATGGGTGAGATTACCGCTTATTGCTACGCTTGCATGTGCCATTAGAATGGCTCCTCTCCGTTGGCCATCTCCGCTCCGGGGAAGGCATTGGTCATTACTGTTTCGGTTTTCTTGTTCTGCAATTCGTCAATCCATACGGATGCCTCCTTGCTGGTGAGTTGCTTCTCTGGCTTGCCCCACCGTTCCATGCACGCTGACTTCAATTCCACGCCAGCGCTCTTGGTGATTGCGTACAGAGCCTTGGCCTGCTTCTCACTGATGGGGTTGCCTGCTCCCGCCTGTGGTGCCTGCTGTGGTGCAGACTGTTGGCGTGGTGCCTGACGTGGTTGCGAAGCCGCATTGCCATCATCGTCATCATCAGCCACAAGGGACAGGATGCTCATGTATGAGTAGCGCCGTGCGTAGGTGACCGCACTGCCCTGACCCTGCGGGTCGTCCTTGACAAGATGCAGACGCATGCGAGACACAAGGAACTGGCCACTGGTATGCAAGAGCCACGTCTCTAGCGTGTCGTGTCCGTCCTCGTAGCCAATGTGCTGACTGATAGACAGTCCGTGCTTGGCAAGGATCGGGCCTGCGGTTTCCACCACCTGAGGCAGACCGGCATACCGGCTCTTAAAGAATGGGTTGGAACTGTCCTTGGGGATAGCACCTACCTCACTCTGAAACTGCACTAGGGCTGTGGCCAATTCATTCAGGCCTGTTGGTTCTTGGTTATATATCACTGGTTCTCCTCTGGTATCGGGATGACACCCTCGCCATCTGCTTTGCACTGGTCAGCATAGGCGCAATAGCCATTGCATTTCCAGTACCTGTCCACGTTGATGTGCTCAACGTACCCCGTAGTCTCGGTGACATGCGTGCGATCCTCTAAGAATCCACTGTCCAGCGTCGCCTTGATGTTGCTTAGCCTACGTAGTTCTTGCTCTGCTGCTGGTCGCCATACGTGCTCAGGAATCTGCCACTCAGCGATGAAACGCTGGTCATCAGAGAATCCCATAGCCTCAGCGATGCCCTTGCTCACTGCCTCAAGGGAGATGGCTCCCACGATTACAGTTTGACAGTCATTAGCCAACGCATTAAGTCCAGCCTGAAGAATAGTGCCAATGGCAGGGCCTTCAGGGTTCTTAATCTCCTTGGCCCTACGCTTCAGTCCAGTCTGACGATCCCACCGAGACATGCCCATGGACTTCAGTTCGTAGAGAACATCTCCGCCATCCCATCCGGGATGTGCCTGCTCCATGTCAGAAGCAGGGATAACTGCGTCACAGTGGCCAGAGATGATGTCTTGCAGGTTGGTTGGCACTTCCAGTTTGGCATTGGGATAGCGCTTGACTAGCGCCTCTTGAAGCCACTCATGGATGCGTGTGCCCAGCCCGGTGACCCAGACCCCGGCTGAATCCATGTCACTGCCCATGCTGGTGTCCAGCGATGCGTAGGATAGGTACCTAGCGCAGTCACCGGCTGAACTGTAACGGAAGGGAGTGTCAAAAGCCTTGGCCTTCTTGCCCCGTTCCCTCTCAGCCTGCACCCAATCTTGGATCAGTGCGTTACTAACTAGGGTCGGTGTCGTGTACCTGTACACTTGTTGCCTCCTCATTGTTGATGCTCGTCCCCATGATGAAGCCGAGAATTGCCTTGCTCATTGCCTGCACGCTGGCTGACATTACAAGATTAGACCATGTAAACACTAGGTTCACAATTAGAAGTATTAAGATTGCTATGCTCATCGTTTTCCTTTATGGTAGTGGTCACCACCGGGGCGCTCTATTAAGTTACGGGCCGGAGGCAGGCCCGGAGCATCCCCGATGGCAACCAATGAATAGTTTGCCTCTCTTGTTACGTTACGTCAAGCGTTTGCTGGTTGGTTTTCCTCAACAAAGCGAACGTAGGTCTTGTGTGTGCCGTCTCCATTGCTACGGACACAGGCTTGGTAGGGCAGAGCCTTACGATCCAGACCAGTAGTAACCTTCAAGCCCATCAGGGAGCGAATGGCAAGGTCTGCGCCATTGCTAGGCCCAGTCTCACGCCACACAAACCACTGGTTTGGGTTCTCAGTCAAGTGCTGACGGTAGTACAGGGTACGCTCTGACGTATTGCGTCCACGTCCCCGCCGTGACGGAGCCGGATCTTCCTGCTTGATGTTGATGATGCTATTCATTATGCCTCCTCGGCGTACTCATGGACAGCCACTCTGACCGCCATATCTAAATCGGTAAGCAACTTGTATGCCTCCCGCCTCTGCTCTCGCAGTTCTTGCTCCAACCTGTGCACTTCAGCCAGTGCTTTGGTCAGTAATTCCTTGTCATCTGGTGAGGCTAAAGCCCCAGCCAATGATCCTAAATGCTCCTCTAATTCCTTGGCTATACCCACTATTCCTTGTGTCCTCTCATGTTAATTGCCATCGCTATGTCCTCGCACATTTCGGCTTTTCTGTGCTCCCCTATATACCCTCCGCTCGTGTCCATGACACGATCATCAGGATAGTATACAGCCCAGAAAAAAGTTTCGTTCCGGTGCCACGCCAATAGATCTTCTACCTCTTGGCGCATCATTTGATTAGCCATATTTTCATTCCATAAACCAATGTTCAAGGCTGACCAGATTTTGCGGTTGCTCCAGACCAGTCCGATAGGGATACGTGGTGGGTCATACCCGCCCGGCTTGCCACCAACCCATATCCTAGGGTTTTCTTCCGCATAATCTGAATAGATATAGCGCACGTGCCCCACTTCATCCCCGAATCTTTTATAAAAATCCCCATCGCCACCCTCAAGAGCGTATGGCAACATCCTTTTGTCGCTCAACTTAGTCCAAGGTTGCTTGAAGAAAATAATGTGGCTTAAATGATCCACTTCCCTAGGGTTGGGGCAGCCTTCGTAGTGACCCAGTAGACAGCCCCATTGCGTGCCGTCATCGTCCACTGCGAACACGTTACGTCCGGGCACCCTGTTCTGGTATGCCTCCAATACTTCGCCTCCGGTAATCATTAGTTCCTGCCTCCTCTACTCATGGATAGACCTTAGGTGTGCGTCAGAATCATATTCCGTTTCACAGTCGTTACAATACATCAACCCTTTCCATTCACCCTGATGGTCAGTCAAACGGTCGCAAGTTTCGCACCAGTAAACTGCCTCGTCTAATTCTGGTGGTTCATAATTCATTACAGTTCCTCCCCGTTCTCGTCAAAATAAGCAAGTTCGTGACGACTGATAGGACTGCGCATGTCATCGTAAATCCAGTCCGTTAAATATTCCAGCACCCCGTCAAGGTCTATCTCTAGGTCATTGGGGTCAGGGTGCTCGGACACTAGCCTTATGTCGGCTATTGTTTGGGCCACATCGTAGGTGTAAGTCCGTGTGACGGTAATTCTCTCTGGCATACTCATTAGTTATCCTCCTCAATCTTGAAATAGCCCACGCTATTACCAGATGGCCAATCTTCGTGAGTTGGTTTGTGAGGTGACCCATCGTGTTGTCCATTCTTATTACAGCAGTAGTCGCCCTGTTCATCGTCCCAAATCTTACAAAGGCCGGACATGGTGCCAGAGTAAGTGATTTTTACATTACAATGCTCACAAATGCCTTCTTCAGTTGCTTCCTGCATTACTTATCCTCCTTAGATGCTGTCCATTTGCTTTTGTTGGATGGGCATTTGTGTCCCACTTCAACAGCCAGCGCTTTGGTTATCAGTCCACACTTCGGACACTTGAATGTTTTCACAGGTTCCTTTCATCCGTAGATCACTTCACCCATTAGGGCACACTGTAACACGATGTCAGCCACACAAGCATCCCATTCGTCAAGGTCATGTGCCACTTTCAGACCACAGTGCTGGTATCCCTTGTCAATGGCAATCGCCAGACCACGCAACAGGTCATCAACACTCACTTTTCCACGCCCCTTACCCTCACCCTCGTCACCCTCTGGCAAGTCGTAGGATACCGCAACCTTCATACCCTCTTTGTATTCTCCGTAGGCGTACCTACTAAGCCACGGGCTGGTGCTAATCCACAGGTTATTAAATACTGAATCCATCAAATGCTCGGAATCAACATCTATCTCAATCAGTAACTTTGGCATTAGTTATCCTCCTAACCCTTGCAGTAGTGGAGACGACCATCGTCTCCAATTAGTAAATAAACGGCACCCAAAGCGTGGGCTGAATCTGTCAGATTTTTCCCAAGGTCGCCTAGGCCACGATCCCAGAATCCTGCTCCGTGACCATTGCGTGTTAGCCACAGGTCATGGCCTAACGCTCCCCAACTCATAGCCTTAGCATACGCCAGACAGTCATCCCAGTTGGCCAACACCCACGAGGTGATTTCGTGAACCTGTAGCATCCACGATGCTTCATTGGTGTTAGGTAGCGTGGTGTCCCTGTCCCAATTGTGTGAATCTGTCCATCCGGCACATTCACTGTATCCATCTAGGAAATCTGCGATCTCCTGTTTACTTACTGTTATCATGGTTACCTCCCATTTGTTTGTGTACCACTAGTATAGTGGCAACTTTTCTAAACGTGACTTTTCTTATTCTTCTGTAAGCCCATCTGCGATTTCTTGCCAGTTGATTCTGTACACACTTCCGACATCGTAAAGGACTTTCATAGCCTCCGCATTTATCGGTTCATCTCCGTCTGTGTAAGTGGCAGGGTCTAAGATTTCTTCCCACAGGTCTTGTAGGGCTTTGGCTCCTCCCCATTCCACAGTTTCGCAACTCGTTCGGTAGTCTCCTTCATCGTTAGTGATGTGTAGGTTCATACACCACGTCTCCCGATTTGTCCAACCTCCGTAGGTTTCATCCTTCATTTTCTTCCTCCCATAATCCGAAACTTCCCACGTCCCAGCCCCACCAATGGTTGTCTAGCGCACAATTCTCGTTAAGCCATTCCTCTGCCTCAGTTGCCAATCTGTCCAGTTCATCACTAGCCTGAACATCTGTTAGGACATCCTCCGACTCGTGTAAGACTGCCATGGCCTCGCTTGCTCGCCACATCAGGTCGTAGAGTTCCTTGGAATCCAACTCTATGGAGAAACTGTAGGCGATCTCACAGACCTTGTAGTTCCCTTCCGATACCGTGCACTGATGACCGTCAATCCACTGTCCTGTCTCCATTACTTACCCTCCCTTTTCTCGTGTCCTAGCCATCCATAGTGGATGCTTAGGTGATAAACGCTTGTCCAAATCACACCTAGCGCTAGGCCTACTGTGACTAGATCTTGAATCATCATCTCCGCTATCAGTTCCATGCTGTCACCGCCTTGCGTGTCAGGTATCCGTTGACAATCTCCCAGCCATCGCCGATGAAGGCTCCGGTCAAGTCTGCTCCGGTCAGGTCGGCACCGATCATGTCTGCATGGTTCAGGTTGGCTCCGCCGAGGTCTGCACCGTTCAGGTTGGCGGTGAACAGGTTGGCTCCGCTCAGGTTGGCTCCCGTCAGGTAGGCTTCGCGCAGGTCTGCTCCGATCAGTTTGGCACGGGTCAGGTTGGCACGGGTCAGGTTTGCACCGTTCAGGTCTGCATTACGCAGGTTCTTGGTTTGTGTTTTCATGCTGTCTCCTCTGCGATTAGTTCAACAAAATAGTCATCGTAGTAATGTTCGTAATCGGGATGGCTCTCCTCCGGCATAGGGTCTTGCTCATAAATCCATCCCCATCCTTCATCAAAGGAATTAAATCGCTTGTCATCCCACAGAATATTACCCATCCAATCTTGGATACGATACTCTTTCCTCACATCTACCTCCAATGTTCTGTCTCCTAACAGTATAGCGGTTACTTTTCTAAACGTGACCTTTATTTTCTTGAATTGAATTTAATTCAATCATTCCTAGTTTTCCACATTTGCCTAGCGAAGATTATCACTACTGTCCATGCTGTAATCTGTACTAGTGTGGTCAGTAGTCGGTTCATGGGCCTACATAGCCTTCCAATTCGTGCCATGTGGCGAACCTGTGCCTAGACCCTGCTAGAAAACTTTTGCAGTAGTCACACTGACTTTTAGAAAAGTGTTCTATTCCGTCCTCATCTTCGGCATCCCAATTTGGCATAAAGTGAGTGCCAACATTTGACCATTCTGACCAACGCTCCTCTAGTAATTTCTGTGTGTCACTGTTTTCTGGCAATTCTCCATTGACCACATAGTGCGTGCAATCTTGGCATAGCCATGAGTCGCCCATGTCCCTGATACTTATTTTAGCCATTCTGCTCCTATTCTGTTGTGTGTGTGTCTGTGCGATCTTTGATAGGGAGACTATGGGGTTCCCATGGGGGATATTGCTATCCCCCACAGGAGTTCCCTTAGTTCAGTCCGGCTGTGGCTGTGCTTTGTAGGTGATTGCGTAGTTCAGTTCCGGCTGTGGCTGTGCTGTGTAGGTGATTCCGTCAATCACGAGGGTGGATGGAAGAACGCCAGTGGCGAACTTCTCCATCCCCTTAATTGCACTGTAAATCTCCTCCAACATTTCGTCAATGGCCTCAGTGGCCTCTGACCAGTCAGAGTCAATCTCGTAGTCCATATCACGTAGGTCTACCGTAATATCTACAGTGCCCCCATAGTTGGACACGTTCACCTCAGGATCTCCGCTTGCCTCCACGTTCCAGTCCTCTACCCTCACGTGATCTTCAATCATAGACCCGGCTCCGGCTTGGAATTCGTGCACCAAATCTGCCAGTGCCAACAGTTCCGTCATGATGTTGCTCATGCTGTCTCCCTATTCCTATGTCAATGTGCTGTGCCTATTTGGCGTGCCCTAGGTAGGTCTTGCGCCTACTAATGTTCCTCGTGGAACATATCTCTCCATGTCTAGGGCTGTGTTCTAGTTACTGCTGTCCCAATGCCGAACTTTCCGGCAAATATTTTGGTGTCGGCTAGTTGTGTTGCTGTAGTAACGATCAGGGATGTCCCAACCGGAACCGGGTGACCAAATTGCTATCACTGTCCTGTAACTGAGCACTAGATAATCGTCCCCGGATAGAACAGCGCTCATGCTGTTTCCGTTGAATGGAACCTTACCGCTAACCAATGCGGGAATCTCCCGGTAGTTTTGCATCCTGTCTCCTATTCCTTTGTATATTCTGATCTTGTCTAATGTTCCACGTGGAACATATTACCTAGAATCCCCAAACAGCGTCCACGTCTCCGCTAGTCCGGTGTTCTTCGGGTTCGTATTCTGGCGTCCAATTTTCTTCCGGTAATGCGTCCATCTCGTAATCCACTAGGTGCCTCCTGTGTTGTTCTGTCTGGTGACAGTATAGGGGGATTTCTTCCAAACGTGACCTTTTTCTGAAGGTTTTTTTTAGAAGATTTTCCTAGTCCCTGTTGCTGTCTCCCTGTTTGGTTGATGTAGGGAGTATGCATGAATTTGGGAGGCTTGTGGTATCTTTTAGGTGACATTTAGATGAACTTTGTGTGAACTTTTATTAGAAGATTATTCTAGGCAGGGAGCGTGGGCGAACGTGTGTTCGTATGACGATGTTATATGACAGTGCTATATGACGTTGCTATATGACAATGTTATACGAACGTGTGTTCGGGCGAACGTGTGTTCGGTAGGTGTAATGCTAAACCCAGTTCAACCGTCCGAAAGTTGCGCACACTGTATGCAATGCCGAGAATAGTAGAACATTCTTCTTGAATTGAATTCAGTTCAACTGGGGGTCTGCCGGGGGGGGGTGGTGTGGTGTGGTGAGGGATGAACCGAACGGCGAAAGTTCATTTTGGTGTCATTCACCGGGTCACACTGAGCCAGTAGCGAAGTGCTATGCTGGTCACGTTCATCGTGGTTGCTTTGCATTTCCCAGTTAGTAGTGCATCTGCATTTAGGGAGGGTTCTTTTGGAAGATAGATATACAAATTTAATAGCAGATGCTCACACAGCCCGGTGCACTAGGGCTTCTCTTGGAAAGATGCTGCACGTGGAAACGGGGGGGATCTTAGAGATCCTAGTAGCCATGTGTTACGATACGTCAATACCCCTATTATTACTGGTGTTGCTATTTGCCACTTGATTGGTAGTAAATAGAAAGCCCTTTGTTTGCAAGGGTAAACCGTGGTACCTGATTTATCCCCAGCACGTCGCTGTTTATCCCCACACCTGTGGAGAACTTGATTGTGCTACCATTGGCATGTGGCGATCTTACCCTCTCAACGCAATAAATACTTTACTCTGCGGCGGGAAGGTTACGCTATGTCTCGTGCTGCTGCTGCGGCAGGCTTCTCTACCTCTACGGCCAAACGGCTAGAGGGCAAGAACGGCAATGAGGAGGGTGTAGCCCTTGTAAACTCTAAGCGGGAAGCGGACCTCAGTGGCCCTAAGAAGTTTGAGGACCTAAGCCCAGAAGCCGCCAGAGCCTTAGAGGACTTTGGGTATTTCCAACAGCGATACTTTGGGCGCATTGCTACCCCGTGGCAGATTGAGGCCGCCAACCGAATGATTGAGTGGCTGGACACCCCAGAAAAAGAATACGTAGTAGTTAACTGCCCTCCCGGTGCTGGTAAGACTACCCTGTTCTCCCACGACATCCCTGCTTGGGCAACTTGCAGAAACCGTGCCGTGCGTGGTTTGCTGGGTTCTGCCACCATGACCCTAGCCAAGCGTAACCTCATGCGTCTTAAGCGATCTTTTGAGCGTGTCTTGCCAGAGAAAGGCGATGACATCTCTGTGGCCCGTGGATTGGCGCTAGATGCTCAGAGCACCCTTGCCTATGACTTTGGACGCTTCAAGCCCGTAGACCGTGAACTGTGGTCTGCTGAGGCCTTTGTGGTTATGCAGCATGAAGAAGCCGGGCAAATCTCTGAGAAAGAAGCCACGTGGTCTGCCTATGGTATGGACACCGGGTTCCTTGGTTCCCGTCTAGATTTTGTTATCTGGGACGACCTTGTGGACCCCCGCAAAATACGTACCTCAGAGCAAAAAGAAGCCCTTGAAAACTTTTGGCAAGACGTTGGTGAAACCCGTCTAGAGCCGGGTGGCCTGCTAATCCTCCAAGGACAACGCATTGCCAGTGACGACCTTTACCGCTTCTCTCTAGACATGATTAAACCCGCAGATGAAGAAGAAGATGACGAGGATGCCTTCCTTGAAGAAAAAATTTCTTTAGACTCCCCGGTGGCAGGGGACAGACGGGATAAGAAATACCACCACATTATTTTTAAGGCTCATTACGAGGAGAACTGCGATGGGACAGAGCACAAAAAAGCGGCAAAACCCTACCCTGACGGGTGCCTCCTTGATCCCCGTCGCCTTGGCTGGCGTGAAATTAGCACGCTTCAAGCGAACCGTGGGGAAAGGTTTGAAGTTATTTATCAACAAAGGGACCTTGACCCTAGCGAAGTCTTGGTGCCCCATGCATGGGTTTTTGGACACGACGAATTCCCCGGATGTATTGACAAAGACCGAGATAGACTCCAGATTCCCGAAGGGATCAACGCCTCTGATTGCATATCTGTGGCTTCTGCTGACCCCTCGCCTACCATGTTCTGGGCAGTACAATGGTGGATCTACCACCCACCGTCCGACCAACGATTCCTCATTGACCTAACCCGCAAAAAGATGGATGCTCCTGATTTTCTAGACTATGTGGCTCAAGAAAACAGGTTTGTTGGAGTTATGGAAGATTGGCAAAACGCTAGCGAAACCCTTGGTTTCCCTATCACTACATGGATTGTAGAGGCTAACGCAGCCCAACGATTCCTGCTTCAGTATGACCATGTAAAGCGTTGGCAGGCCCGTCATGGGGTAGACATTATTCCCCATACAACTCACCGAAATAAATCTGATAAAGATTTTGGTGTTGAAACCATCGCACCGCACTACAAGTTTGGTAGAATTAGACTACCGGGTAAAGGTGAAGGTAAGGTAGTCTCTATGCGTCTGATTGACGAAGTGACTCGCTATCCTCACGGAAGAACAAACGACTGCGTTATGGCTCACTGGTTTTTTGAGTGGCAGTTGCCAAACATTTATAATCCAGCGCCCCTTGGACGGGCAGCATGGCGACCAAGTTGGGTGGGTTAAGTTGATTTCAGCAGAGCAGGTAGCGCAATTATATCACCAACGGCGCTTGGAGCGACAGCCACACCTTACTCGCATGGATGAAATTAGGCGGCACTACAACGGTTCTATTGTTGTCCCCCTTCCCGAACTAGACGAAGCCGAAAAACCCGCAGTTGCCAACTTGATTGCTCAGGGTATTGACCAGTTTGCTATGCGTGTGGCTTCAGTCATGCCAATGATCTCTTACCCAGCCCTGCGCCCCGGTATCCAAGGTTCAGAAACCAAGGCCCGCAACCGCATGCTTGCCAACGAGGGATGGTGGGACATGAACCGCATGGGCACCAAGATGCGCAGGCGTGCTCGCTTTCTAACCGCTTATGGTACCGCTCCGGTAACTATTAGCCCGGTATCTATTGACCCTTCTGAAAAGCGCAAGATCCCATTCTGGCGTGCCCGCAACCCTCTTTCCACCTTTCCCGCTCCCATCATTGACCCTGATTCCATGGAACCGGCAGACTGCATTTTTGTGGACCGCCGCCCTTTGTCTTGGTTGCGTTTTCATTATCCAGAGCAGGCTCGTGTGCTATTTACTGGAGACGCCGGACAAGACACTTTGTTTGAAATTCTTGAATTTGTTAATGCTGAAGAAACTGTTCTTGTGGCTATGGGTTCAAACCGCAAACCTCAAGATGATTACAACGCACAATCACAAGGTGTTGCCAGTCAAATGCTTCTTGAGCGTGTTCCTAACCGTGCAGAGATTTGCCCTGTGGTTATGCCCGGTCGCATTACCCTTGATCGTTTGATGGGACAGTTTGACACCATGTTGGGCATGTACCAACGTCAGGCTAAATTGGATGCACTTAACACCATTGCGGTATTCCGCTCAGTGTTCCCTGACGAGTGGGTTGTGGGTCACGCTAACTCTCCCGGTAAACCCCGTATTGCTCAGGAAGCCGATGGCAAGATGGGTATTCGTGGTGTAGTTGAGAACGGTAACATTATGACCGTTAACCTTCAGCCCGGACAAATGGGTGAGCAAGCCATGGACCGCATGGAACGTGCACAGCGTCTGACTGCAGGCATCCCCGCAGAGTTTGGTGGCGAGTCTCCCACCAACGTCCGCACAGCCCGTCGTGGTGAAATGGTCATGGGTAACACCGTGGACATGCCAATTCAGGAATACCAAGAGATCTTTGCCGCTTCAATGGAAGCCGAAAACCGTCGTGCCGTTCGTATTATGAAAGCGTATTACGGTGATCGCCCTAGTCAATTTTTTATGGGTAGTGATGGTGCGGTATTGCGTAATGACTACACACCTAATGACGATTTTGAAACTGATTTGTCTTACGTTAAATATGCAATGCCGGGATCAGATGTTAACGGCATGGTTATTTCCATTGGTCAGCGCATTGGTACTGGGCAAATGTCCGTACAGACTGCTCGTGAAATGGACCCTGCTATTGAGGACCCAATCCGTGAGCGTGACCAAGTTGAAATTGAAGGATTGCGTAAAGCCGCTCTGGCTGGCCTTGAACAGCAGGCGTCACAAGGTCAACTAGATCCTCAAGTTATTGCCCGTATTGCGCTAAAGAAAGCCGAACGTCACATGACGTTAGAAAAAGCGTTACTTGAAGTTCATCAAGAAATGCAAAATGAGCAGGCTGCCCAACAGCAACAGCAACAGCAACAGGCTGGCTCAGAGGGCGCTCAAGGTGCCGAACAGGCCGGTTCGTCTCCAGAGGCTCAGGCTGGCATGGCGGCACCCCCTCCCGGACAGGATAGCGGCAACCCTCCCGGCACAGCCATTGCCCCTCCCGAAGCGTCAGAAGCCAATCTTTCCTCACTTCTTGCTTCCCTTCGTCGCCCCACTCGTCAGACTCCACAGGAACAAGGGCTAAGCGGCTAATGGAATTAACCGTTTATATTCACGGTGATTGTTGGCGCTGTGGTTATGATGATGTAGAATTAGTCACTGACCCCATGATGGAACCATTGCCCAACTTTGGTGCATTTGGCATGGACCTTATTGCAGTATGCTGTGATTGTGCCGCTGAACGGTATGTAATTCACCACGAAAGAAAGGCAAAGAATCGTGCCAAGGAAGGGTAGGGGAGGAAAAATGAATGGTGAAGTTGGAACTGCTTATGCCCAGCGCACTGACTTGCACAACAACCCAATGCCAGTTGAAGCCGCTCCCAATCAGGGATACGGTAAAGCCGGTGCACAACGTCAATCCCAACGCATAATTCCCGTGTCCCCCCAACAGATTGCGACTTCTGCTTTGCCCACCAATGCCCCCAATGCCCCTAGCGCTCCCAGCACTCCGGCAGCCCCCGCACCCGGTCCCGGTGATTTTTTGTTTACCCACCCCACTGAACGTCCCGGTGAACCAACTACGCATGGTTTGCCTAGCGGACTTGGAGATGGTCCGGAAGCACTAAACCTTCCTCTTAATTCTCAACAAGGGTTGGCTAATAGCATCCGCAGCCTTGGGCAAGATCCTTTTGCATCTGAAGGTGTCAAAGCATTGACCAGCCTGTTGGGTTCCGTATAATGGCCGATCAACCTCAACCATCTAGCGAAGCAGATCAGACTGCGTACTGGAACAACGCTCTGGCTAGCCAGTACGATACCATTCACACAGCATCATCTTATGCTTTAAACCCCACCACCTCTATGGCCATTGCTCGTCAACCGGGCCTAACGTCGCAACAGGGCATAGATTACAGCCATTTGATGGCTGGTGGTTTGATGGCACAAGGCATTGCTAATGCTCACGCCTCTACAACTGCTGACCTGCACCACGATACAAGTGGTTATCTTAACGGTATTCTTGACACTGGCTGGGGAATGGCAAAAAACTTTGGCCTGAGTCACTGGCACTCTTTAATTGACCCATGGAATCATTGGTTTGGCCAAGGAGGTTCTTTTCAAGCCTCAGGTGGTCAAATAGGTGCCGCAGGAAATATTAAGGGCGGTTTTTCTATAGACAATGTTGCAGGTGGCATTGGTTCGTTTATTAGCAATGTTGTCAATTCTACTATTGGCAACATACCAATCATTGGTAAGCCTTCTGCTTGGATAGTCACTAACCCTATTCACCATGCGGCTAGCGGTGTGGGCAAAACCTTAGATGAAATTAACCACCCAACTGTTGGTGGCGTTGGCGACATGTATGACGCTTTTGTTCCCGCAGATTTTCGTAGTCCCATTAAGGGCGCAGGCAATGCGCTTAATACTTTGACTCCTATTATTGACAACCTTGCTCATTCATGGCGTTATTTTCAAGAACTTAAAGCAGCGCATGGTCTTGCTTATGCTCTTGGTTCTGCTCAAACCGTAGCCTTGCCCGCCGTTGTTTTAACCGCTGCTTCGTTGGGAACCGCTACTCCCGAAGCCTCTGCACTACTTGCTGAATCTTTGGGTACCATGGCGGAAACAGTTGGAGCCGCAACTACTGTTGCAGAAGCCACAGCAGCAGGAAGTCGCATGGCATCTGCTCTTGCAAAAGTTAAAGAAGCCAGTCAATTGCCCGGCACCCTTGCTTCCAAATTGACTGCCAGAGGAGAAATTGTTGGTCGCCTTAAAGCAACGCTAGAACAAACTAAAATTGCTGACGCACAAATGCAATCGTCACTTAACAATTTTTACGACGCTCTCTCAGAAGCAGAAACATTAGGCAATGAACAACTAGCATCCAAACTTATTGACGATATTGCTAGAGTGCACAGCGATCTAAAAATTAACAATGCTCGCATGTGGGGATTTCGCTCCGCTATTGCCGCATCAGACGTTACCCGCCCAGCATTTCGCACCATTGGTTTGGTAACTAAGCCTCTGGGTAAGGTAGCCATGTCTCCTACAATGAACGCTATTCACGCAGGTATTCTTGGTTGGTCTAACGCTGATAAAGCGCTGTGGGCAAAATCTGCGGATGGCAACAAATGGATTGACCCTAATACCAAAATGCACGAATCATTTGGTCAAAGCGTATTGGCCACCTTTGGTATGGCTCCTCCCGCTAGTGGTGTAGGCCCAGCATGGTACAACGGTTTAACGGGCACCATGGACTTCCTGAACAAAATGGTTATTCCCGATCCACTCGGTGCAGCCGGTCAACTTGTTGGTGACATTCGCAGCGCAGAAGGTTTGGGACAAGCAGGAAGCCTGTTGAACAAACGGTTTAGCGGCACAGCGCTGGAAAGGCAAACCATAAATAAGCAAGGCGTTACTGTTGACAGAGTAGACCAAATGCTTACGCAAGACTCCATTCGTATTCCCGGCACCCAAAAGCGCATTGGTTCGCTAATGGGTATTAACTCTACTTTTGGTCGTTTAGCCAAAATGACCGAAGGGCAAATTAGAGAGGCCCGTCCAGAACTAGCACCCATTGCTGACAGGCTTGGAGCCGCCCGTTCCCCCGAAGCCGTAGCAGAAGTGTTTCGCAACGCAGCCCGTGTTATGGAATTGCGCACCGCAATTAAAACTGGTTCCATCCCAACTATTCCGTTTTACACGTTTAACAGGGTAACCCGTACTAACGAAGGCAACTTGATGGAACGGGTTGGCAAGTTAATGACCGTACCAGCCCCTGCTGACAAATTGCTTCAACGCAAATCTTTTGCTCTGCGTTACAATGCCTACGTTGCACGTATGGTGGACCGTGGCATGCAAGCACGTTTGATGTTTGCCAAGCAAGCAATTTCCTACAGCGAAGCAGCCGGAAAGTTTGAAAACAAAGACATCATTCCCGGTGATAAATCTTCTATTGAAGCCATGGGTATTAACCTTATTGCAGCCGGTGAGGACCGCAAGGTAGTACAAGACATGATGGAACTTTTGCACGGTACATCTGACCCTTCAGAATTTCGCCATATTTGGAACACGTCAGTGGCTAATTTGTTAAGAAGCCGCACGCAAGCCCTTATGTTTGACCCAGCGTTGCAAGGCGTAGCAGAATCGTTGGACAAAGTGTACGTAACATTAGCCAGACAAATGGCTGGTGGTGAACGGTTTGGCATGGGTGGCCCATATGTCAATGGAGAAACTGGTGAAGCAGCCAGCAAGGTTTTTACCAGAGATGAATTTGGTTTTCCTTTGGAAACACAGGCTGCTCTAACTCCCAAAGATCTTTCTAAACTGCACTTTATTTCTCCCAAGGAAGTTAACCGTGCCGTGCGTGCTGTGGCTGGAATTGCTATTCACGCCAACAAAGAACTAATTGAAGCAGTTGAAACGGCAGCGCTTGACGCAGCAACCATTGAAGAATTAACTGCTTACATGAAAGACATTAACTTTAATAGAAATAATTTATTGGATGCTATTAGAGAAGGATTACTTTTTAAAGGCGAAAAACCAGAAAATAAAGTATTTGCTTGGATGCCCAAAGAAGGAGATCCTGTTACTCCCGGTACTATTTCTGCTTCTCCACAAAATTTAGAACGTGCAAGATTAGGAGGAATTGAACTCATTTTAAGTAAAGCAGAATTGGCATTTTTAAATAGCGACCATTTTATAGATGGCAAACAACTAAGTAAAATATTTCAGGATTTACATGCTGACGCATTGCAAACAACTTTTAACGATTTAAGAATGTACGGCAGTTTGCCCGACAAAGCAATTCCTGTTAGTGAAGAAGTTTCGGCTGAGTTGTATGCAGCCGCCATTCAAGGCATGGATCAAGCCCCAGAAAAAATTCGCATGCTTCTTAATAATCACCTTGGCGGTTTTGATGTTGAGGAGTTGATGGCAAAAGCAACTGACTTGCGCAACTTAACTCGGCACGACCCAATGGCTCCAGTGTATGAACAAGTACGTGACATTCCTTTGGTTCAACGCATTGCGGGCACAGCCGGAGGGGCTGCTAAAAATGAAAAGCAAATCTTTGACCGCCCTTATCGTACTAAGGGTCAAGTGTGGCTTGACAGCGCAGACTATTGGGTTAACAGGATTTTCTTTGCTATTCCTGCTCTGCTTACACCGGGCTGGGCGGAACGTGTTTCGTTGTCAGAAATGCTGCTCAACTCCATGCGCTTTGGCCCAGTAACTTATGGCCGTGCTATGCGTGCAGCCAAACTGGCTTCTAAAGAATGGCACCTTACCAACAACGAAGTTGGGTTGTTTGGGTCCGTCACTCGTGGATTGCTTATGGGTATATCGGCAACCCGACTTGAGGCAGCCAACCAAGCCCGCCTTGTGGAAGATGCGTTTAACCTTGTGGGTTCTAATGACGGACACATGAACCTATCAGGCGTGGATTCAGTTCACAACCGTTATGACCAAAGCGTAGAAAACATGGCTCATTATTACGATGGCCAAATGGTTCACCTTACGCCAGACCATGTTCAAATTAAAGACGAAAAAGGCAAGGTACTAGGCCTCTTTACTCGTCAGAACGAAGGCAGTACGGCTCCTCAATGGAAGTACAGCAAAGTTTGGCGCACCAATACCTACAAGCATAACGATCCCTATGGCATGGCATACCCCGATGATTGGCATGCACAAGTCAGCCTTGCTACTCAAGACCCATGGATGAAAGAAGTTGCCGGGATTATTTGGAATGTTAAACAAAAATCACGGGAAGCACTGGAAGGTGAATTTGGCCAAGGATACCGGGGCCGACGTTGGGGACAGCCAGAATCAAGTCGTGTGCATTTGCGTGGCAGGGAAGCAACTCCAATGCTTTACAACGTCGGTGCGTTTCAAACCGAATATTGGCAAGAAAACGATTCTATTTATACTCAAGTAGAACGTTTTCTTAAATCACAACCTGATTCTGTTCGTGAACAATTTTTGCGCAACAAACTTTCCAGCCAAGGAAACAATGAAGAAAATCCTATTAGAAGTTGGGCAGAAGATCTTTCTAATCACATGTGGAGCCTTGTTCACAACGCTTTGCCTCACGAAAGAGAATGGCTAGGCGTCGGGCACGAAGCGCAACAAGTACTTATTTACCACGAAGAAGTTTTGCGTCAAATTGTAGATGATGCAGTGCAAAGCCCCCGTGACTTTGCCCATTACATTGAGCATGGTTTTTTTCCTCATCTCCGCACTGAGTTGATGCACCGTGACCTAATTGACTTGGCTGAGCACAGCCCTCATGCTACAGATTTAACGGCAAGAGAAATTCAAAGAACGCCACCACGAGTAAAGGCTTTGATTACTTGGGGCGACGTTCGCAACGTACCCGGTTGGCAAGAAGGCCAAAATATTCCTGTTGAAATTACAGAAGATGCTGCTGCGTTTAGGGAATTTATTGAATCTGAACAATTAGGTACGATGTTCCATGGTGCCAAGCATCGGCTTCCTCCAGAAATTCTAACCTTTCGCAATCATTTCCCGCCCGACAATAATGTTTACGGTCCGGGACTTTATGAAACCACTGATCCTCAAACAGCGTTGGGGTACATGGTTGCTGATCCTAAAGAAGATGTTAAAAATGGCCGTTCTATATTGTCTACACAACCACAAAAAGGAGTCCGCTACCTTAGTTTGCACGATCCGCTGTCGCTAGAATTAGCAGACAAGGTGCACACTTTTTGGGTAACCGATCACTTGCCTAAAATAGAATCCTTGCTTCGCACAATAAAAAAAACAACTTTGCGCAACGAATTTCCTGAAATGACAGAAGCACAAATAATGGAAAAATTAAAGGCTGCAAAAATTGAAGATTTGTTAACAAGAGATTTTAGGCATCACATATCTGAAGGATTAGAAGAAGGCTATACAGATATAGAAACTGGAAGTGCCAACGATGAAGGTTATAATTCTTATGGTCCCAGCACGTACAAATTTCACCGTGAACTAAGAAATGATTTATATGATGCAATACGTTGGCTAGATAGCACGTATGGCGCATTAGAATCCCACAGCCAAAAAATAGCCGATATTGTAGGTGGAATAGATCCGCAATGGCTAGCCAAATTTGGCGACGACCCTAAAGCACTTGCCATTATGATTGGTGAAAGGCTTTACTACGATTCCGTTAAGCCTATTCAAGACGCTGGTTACGATGGTTTTGCTCATATTGGTGGCAACCTCACCCGTAATGACCGCAACCACGTTGTAACCGTTACTTTTCAACCAAATAAAACTAGAAAAATTATGCACGTGGAACAAGTAGATGACCATTTAGTTGAACAAGATCTTCGTACTTATGGTGCAGACCAGAAAAAGGGCGACGTTATGTTTGCCCCCGAAACTGTTGGCAAGCGTGCATTTGCTTCACACGAATTGCCTCAAAAAATTGTGGCTCAAGACATTGACACTAATTTTCGTCTTGACAAAACAATTCAAAGAGTTTCAGATTTTGGCCATGCCAAGTTTCTTGGGCCTATTGTGAATCGCCTATCTCGTCAACCAACTTTCCTGTTGGACTACCACCGTGAAATGAACATTCTGCGCAGGCGTATTCAAAATTTGCAAGAGGGCAAAATTACAACCAACGCCTTAACTGAAAAAGTTATGCACCTCACGTTTAAAAACATAGAAGAACGTGAAGCACACAAATGGCCGACAGAGCCTCTTGACGATGGAAAAGTAATAATTCCAGAGGCGCAATCACACGAAATTGAAATGATGCCTTTAGCCAAAGCACTTGAATTGGCTGGCGTGGAGAGTGGTAAAAACATTACTAATGATCCCCCACTCTATCAAATGAAACACCTTTCAGAAGATGGATTTCAAAAGCCCATTGAAATTAACTACTACGCTCCTAGTGATCAACCACACACTGCTCACATAGATAGAAGATCACAAGAGGGGTATAATCTTGTTCTCTTAGACGCAGCCCAACAACTAGGTTTGACTCATGTTCCAGTATCAGTACTGAGGGGCGACTGGATAGCAAGCCACGCTGTAACGGTATCTGGTTATGAATCAGGGTTTAACAATGCTCCGGCGTCAGTGCGCAAAGTTATTTCATTTGACCGACCAATGATACCAAGCCGACCTTTGGCATCTGACATTGGCTTGACTGCTCACGATCCCGAAGATCTTGTAATAAATGGTGACCTGACAAAAGAACAAGCAGTTCAGTTAGCACACGAACGTGCAGTACGTCAAACCATTCGTTTTGTTCACAACCCCCAAGACAAAACTAACTTTGAAGCGTCTATGAGCGCTGTTGCACCGTTTTACTTTGCTCAGATGCAGGCATGGCGTCGTGCTGCTCGTTTGTTTTTGAACAACCCCGGCAAATTTGAACAGTACATGAAAGCAAGTCTGGCTGTAACTAACTACATTCAAGGAGCCACTTCTTCCAACGGTCCCATCTTAATGATCCCCGGTTCCCAGTTAATGGGTGCTGGCGTTGGCATGCTGGCTTCTGGCATGGGATGGAAACTAGGATTGGTCGCTGGTTCCGGTGGTCTGAAATCCGCCATACCCACAGGCATTGTAGGTGGTGGCGTCAAGGGACTTATGGAAGCAATAATGCCTTCATTTGGCCCGCTAGTTACGGTTCCCGTCAAAGCACTAGGCCATGTGGTTCAAAGAATGATTGGCACAGATGATCCAAAAGATCAGGCCATGGTAGAAAAGGCTATGGAAATTGTGCTTGGTCCCATTTCCGCCCGAACTCCTCTATGGGGAGATTTTATTCCTAACTCCATGCTTCGCAATGCTGTGGTTGGCATTGTTGGTTCATCCAGCGCAGGCAACAGCCTTGCTACTTCTATGAGCGCATCATGGGCCAACGCTCAGGTTTCATCCTTGAACTCCTACATGCAAGCATGGTTTGAAAAAGAAGCCCGCCGTATCCATGAAAATCAACCCAGCATGCCAATGTCTGGTGTATGGAATACAGCGTATGCCAACTGGGGCGACTGGGCTAGGCATAACCAAACACAAATTTTGGCTGATGTGCATAAGGGCGCAGTCATGTCTTGGATTGCTCGTTCGGCTGCTCAAGCGTTCATGCCGTTCTCCCTATGGTCACAAGATCAGGGCGTAGAGTTTAACAAAAAACTTTTGGATGACGTAAGCAAGTATGGTTTAACTGAAGGTTTTGCTCACTACGAAAAAAACAACCCCGATCATTTGTTGAGCGAAACAATGAAAACTGCTAGCCCATACGGCTCCGTTTCTTACAGCGAAAAATCTTGGAAGTGGATGTCTGAAAACCCTGAAGCAGTAGCCAAGTACCCTCGCATCATGCCTTACCTGCTGCCACGCAACGACACATCGTTCTCGCCACAAGCCTTTGCTTACGAATTGGCCACTGGTCTGCGCACACGTCAGACACCCGCAGATGCTTTGAATTCCATGCTGATGATTGCTGGTAACCACTATTTCTATGATGAACTTAAGCCTGCCGTAGATGCGTACAAACAGCAACTGTTGGATAGCGGACATAACGAGGCTAGCGCAGGCTATCTTGCAAGCCAAATGGAAACCAAAAATGCTGATGCTTTTGGCCAAGCGTACAATCCTTATTGGGCTGACCACCGCAAGTCTTTCCAGAAAAAGGCAGACGCCGTTGACGCACTGAAGCAACTAGAAAACCTTATTAAGGACAAATCTGTACCCATGCCTGACGAAAACTTTCGTCAAAATATGGACACGGTTTACAAATCATTTGTAAGTTACAATGACCAATACAAGCAAGCAGAAACAAACAACGACAAAAGCACAATGTCAGCGGTTAAAACTGCGTGGTGGAATTACACAGATCAAATTTCCAAAACAAATAAAACTGTAGACGCCGTGCTTCGTGGCGTCTACTATCGTATTCCTCTAGGGAGCATCTAATTATGACCGACACCATGCCAACCGCACCCATGCCAGAGCAGCCCGCAGAGCCGCCAGTAGATCAAGGCCCACCTGCGGATGCCGTACCACAGGACATGCAGACCACCGCTAACTCCGATGGTTCGCCCATCCCTCAGCAATCTATTGCCGAAGCCAATGGAGAACCTTCCCCCGTGGCTGATACTACTGCTGGCACGGCACCACTTCAGGCACCTACGGCAGACATGCAACCCGATGATGAGGATGCCGGTGGCCATGACGCTGTGGCTACGGTGATTATTAACATGGCTCACGATTACATGGTGCCCATGTCAGACCAATCCAAAGTTGAATGGGTGCACCATCTTGCTGAATCCAAAGCCACCCCAGAAGAAGCCAAGGCAGCGTTTCAACCTTTTGCAGAACAGATTGCCATGGGCTTGTACCCAACCTTTGTTCCTCAAATTCAAGCAGGCATCCCTGTAAAATTGCTTCTTGACCCCTACGTGGAAGTGGCTAAGCAGATGCTTGGCAGCGAACAACAGCCAGACTTTACTGATCCCAAGTGGAGCGCAGCATTGGACGGTGGCCGTGATCCCAAGACTGGTCGCCCTGTTCCCATGTCTCTATCTGAATGGCGACAAAACATTATGTCTAACCCAGTCTTTGACTGGAAGCACACCAAGCAAGGTCAAGAAACCATGGCCAACATGGCCGAATCCCTACACCAATCCTTTAGTAACGCACAACCGCAGGAGCAACAACCATGAACTACCTCCAGTATCTAAACGATAGCAAAGGCATTAAGCGGGAACGTGGGCCTAAGCGCAAAAAAGCAACTGATCCGCTGGTGGATACGCCGGGAAGTACGGCTAACTCCTCTACAGGAGGTCCAATACAAGGCGGGTTTCGGCTTGGCGCTGATTACTGGAATTTGCTTAACGGCCTATACCAATCTCAAACCGGCAAGACGTTACCTGAATTTGGCGTGTTTCACGGTACCCCTATGGAAATTGCACAAAAAATTATGCAAACCGTTCCCGTGGAAGTGCTCCCATATATTTCCAAAACCATGGGTGTGGATATAAACAAATATAATTTGGCAGGCAAAGACCCACGTTCAGAGAAAACTTTTCTTACATATCTTGCAAGCGGAATTACTGGCGTTCACGACGGTGTTGCAGCGGGTCAAGCCGCTAACTTGAGCCAATGGCTAAGTTTGCACCCCAACGCTGGCGTGCAGCCCGGTGGTAAGGGAATGACAGGTAGGCAATTTAAGGAAGCGCAAGCAGCCGCCTATGCTGCTCAGAATCCCACCAATGGCCCTACGTCCCAGCCTGACCCGTCTGCTCAGCAGATGTACACGTCATACGAAAACGTAGTTAACCAGTACCTAGACGTATGGGGACTAGGGCCTAGCGGAAGCCATGATCTTTCTGATCAGTTGTTTGAAAAAGTTACTCAAAACCATTGGATTAACCAAAAAGAATTATTGACGTGGGTGCGATCCACCGACGAATACAAGCAAACCTTTCCCGGCTTAAACGAGCACAACGCTGACCCCACCAAAAACAATATGACCGAAGCCGATTACATGAACTACCGCAATACTGCGGGGGAATTGGCTGGTCAATATGGTTTGCCTGCTGGCTTTATGACCAAAGATCGTGTTGCCAAACTGGTAGAAGGTGGCGTTTCCACTGCCGAATTAAGCGAACGGTTCTCCAAGGTGGCCACCGCAGTCAATAGCGCTGATAAGAATGTTCTAAAAGCCTTAGGCAAAATGGGTGTAGATACAGGACATCTCGCAGCATACTATCTTGATCCTAAAAATCATTTGAAAGAAATGGAAAAAACAGTAACTACTGCTCAGATGATGGGTTTTGGCGCAGACGTAGGACTTACCGGAGCGAGCGACAAACTCTACCGCCAGATTGCTACGCAGGCACGAGGTTTGGCTACAGGCGCAGGTCAGCCCTATGACCTCTCACAAGCCCGTGCAGCCATTCAAAGTGCCAACAAGGACATTTCCCTTACCCGCTCTGCCGCAGGCGCAGGGGGCACCTCACAGCCCATAGTTTCAACCGCACAGTTGGTTGGTTCCCAGATGGCTGGTGTCGGTGGCGGCAACATGATTAAGGCTCAGCAGGCAGTACAGCGTGCAGAACAAGCCCGTATAGCCCCATTCCAAAAGGGAGGCGGTTATGTCGCTTCTATTAAGGGAGTAGAGGGCGCAGGAGTTTCAAAAGCGTAACGCTCGTGCTATGATTTAAATAAGGGAATGGCCCTGTTTTTACAGGTGACGCTACTCCCTAACCCGGCTTGGGTGGCACAACCAAGTTGCGTACAGAGTGCGTCAGAATATATTTCCATATCCATCACCTCCGGTGGGTGTGCGTAACCGAAGGAGCGGAAGCCATGAGTAACGACTTTGACTTTGAGTTGGACGAAACTGAAGATGTACAACCTAGGGTTCTTGACCCTAACATCAGAGAACAGTTAAAGACAGCAAAAAGGATTCAGCGAGAGCGGGATTCCGCATTAGCAGAATTGGAAACCTACAAGCGTGACGCAGAGTTCACGAAGATGGGGATTCCTGACATTGGCGTTGGTCGCCTTTTCAGAAAGGCTTACGATGGGGATGTCACCCCCGAAGCAGTCCTAGCGGCTGCTAAGGAATACGGCATCCTTGAGAGTAGGCCACAGGATCAGGCAAGGCACTCGGATACTGACGCAGAACTAGCGCAACTTGCAAGAGTGCAAGGAGCCACCGTTGGGAGTAGCGGGTCAAACCCCGTAGCCCCCGAACAACAGTTTGCAGCAGGGTTAGCAGACGCTAACACTCCAGAGGAAGTCATGGCTTTCATACAGAACATGCGCTCGGAATATCCCGACGCAGGTTTCTGATTTCGGTAACGCTTACCAATCGGTAAACCTCAACAGGAGTTTTCAATCTAATGGCAGATACCTACACCCAGTCCAGTAACTTGGACTTTTCCCAGAAGGCATACGACCGGATGGCGTACTTCGCCCTCCGTCCCGAACTGTACTTTGACCAAGTTGCCGACGTTCAGCCTACTGCGCAGAGCATGCCCGGTACGAGCGTCACCTTCACCATTGTCAACGACCTCAGCATTGCTGCTGCGCCTATCACTGAAGCCACGGATGTGTCCGCCGTTTCAATGTCAGACAGCATTGTTACGCTGAGTCTCGCTGAGTATGGTAACGCAGTCATCACCACCGCCAAGTTGCGTGGTACTTCATTCGTTGAGATTGACCCCATCGTTGCCAACGTGGTTGGTTACAACGCTGGTGTGTCCATTGACACGGTTGCCCGTAACGCCCTTGGTCTTGGTACCAACGTTGCCTACGCCACTGGTTCAACCCGTGCGGCTCAGGGTAACTCCAACATGCTGACCGCTGCTCAGATCCGTACCGCTCGTGCCCGTCTGCGCTCGCAGAACGTGCCGACCTTTGGCGGAATGTACGTTTCGTACATCCACCCAGATGCGGTATATGACCTCCAGAGTGAGTCCGGTGGAACGTCCAATGCAAACTGGCGTGACCCGCACATCTACTCGCAGCCCGGAGAAATCTGGAGCGGTGAGTTGGGTGCCTTTGAGGGTGTCCGTTTCATTGAGACTCCTCGTGCCCTTGCTTACGCAGGCGCAGGTTCCGGTGGAAGCACCACGACCCTGAGCACGACCGCTAATTCAACTGCCGTTTCATGGTCAAGCGGAAACGCTCCCGTGTCGGGTGACCTCGTTACCGCTGTGTCCTCCTCGGTCACCGCCGGTACGGTCCTCATTTCGGTGGATGCTGTGAACAAGACTGCCGTTCTTTCGGCTGCTGCTCTCACGACTGGTACCGCTACCGTTTCAACGGGTGGAGCCAACGTGTTCGGTACGGTTGTTCTGGGTCGTCAGGCTCTGGCTAAGGCTCACTCTATCGTGGACGGTAACGGCCCAGTGCCTCACGTGGTTCCCGGTCCTGTGACTGACCACCTCCGCCGCTTTGTCCCAATGGGTTGGTACTGGCTTGGTGCTTACGGAATCTTCCGTCAGGCTTCGGTCTACCGCATTGAGCACGGTTCCTCACTTGGTGCCGACCTCACTGGTGGTTTTGGTCCAGACATTGACGAGGGCGAATAACGCTAATTAACGAGGGGATGGGATTACATGACTTGGCCTAAGGCTTGCGCCAACTGTAGAAGTTTAGACATACAGGCAGCAGTACACGAAGTATTGTGCCTAGTGTGTGGGCGCTTAACCGATGCGCTGGGTCATGTGATCCCACTCCACGTCCAGTTCACCTCAGACGATTACCGAACCGAGGTTAAAAAGTGACAATTCCTACCGGAAAAGGCGAAGTCCGTGGCCCTGAAGCCGCTGACCTCCCCGGCAATCCACTCCCATCCCGCCCATCAAGGGCAAAGGCCAATGACGCAAGCGCAGTTCATGGGATCACTCCCAAGAATGACCGTGCCCACCTTGGCCTTATTGACATGAAGGCAGGTAAGAAGTAATGGCAGCAGGACGCCCAATGTCTGACAGCGAATTGCGTGGTCGCCTTCCCGGTGATTTCCACCTTGCACCTGCCAGTTCTACTTTTAAGACTCCCGGACCCGGAAGGCTCCGTGGCATGGAAGCCAACACAAACGTGTCTAAGGGCATGAACCTTCCTCCTCAGTCTGGCACTTGGTGCTGTGACCGTGACATTGCTACCTCTGAGTACCCTGTCAAGGACATTCGCCGTGAGCGCCCCACTGAGAGCGCCGGTCTTATGCGTGACGGTGGCATCTACTAATGTCTAGGTCAACTGGTGGTGGCCCAGCCCCCAAGAGCATGGAAGAAATGCACGCCTATCACGACTCTGTGATTAAGTCTGCTGCTTCCCACGACATTGGCAATGGTCACATTCGTAGTGGTGGTGGTTCTGAGTTTCGTGGCTTTTCCAAGTCACAAATTGCAAGTATGTCTGATGGGCATGGTTCCGGCATCTACACTTTTGCAAAAGGTAGTGCATTGAGAAAAGATGGCATCATGGCAGGCACCTTAACAGGACCCAATGGCTCGCATTTGAACGCCGATTCTGTTAAACGGATTGCTAAGGGTACCGAACTTACCCGTGGAGAACTTAGAAACATTCGTGATGATGAACCCAATTTTGGGAAAAGGGGCAAGAAGTACTAATGCCAGCCAAGCCAGAACAAGTTGACACCCGCAGCAAAGCCCATGTGGAAAACCACGCCATTAACTTTGCCCCTATTTCCATTCTTGAAGAAATTCAACGTGGAGGTTGGAACCCGCGCACGACCCCTGTTGGTCATGGTAAGGTTAAGCCTAGCCAAGACCTCCCCGGCAGCCGTGGCGCTGGAGACTACTACACCCCTAAGGAGCATAACTAATGCCATTGACGGGATACGGAGACGCTTATTCTCTTAAGACCCTGTTTGGCAAGTCCAACTCGGTTCCTGCTGACTACTTCATTGGCCTGATTCAGGCTAAGAGCATTTGGACTGCCTCGACTGCATTTGTTGTTGGCGACATTGTGGTGCCTATTAACTTTGTTAGCACCAACAAGATTTTCCGTTGCACAACTGCTGGTACTACTGGTAGTAGTGAGCCTACTTGGGTAACAACTGCTGGTGCCACAACCTCTGACAACACCGCTGTTTGGACTGAGGCTACGCCTTGGTTTTATGTGTCCTCGCAAGTCATTGCTAAGGAAGTTGCTGCTACTGGTGGCTACACCCGTGCAACCTTGAACAACGCTACGCTTTCAACCAAGTGGGTTGACCCAACTACTTCAGTTCCTGCGGCTTCTCCTGCTTCAACCAACTGGGGTAGTACGATCAACTTCCCAGTTTCCACTAGTCCCGGCTGGGGTTCTGGGCCTATTGTTGGGTTTATTTTGGCTGACACATCTACTACTTCGGGTGCTGGCAGTGTCTGGGCATGGGGAACGCTCTCCGCTTACATCACAGTTGCTTCATCGGGCATCACGGTATCGCTTCCTGCGACCACCGGAGTCACCGTAACGCTGAACTAAGGGGTCCGAATGGCAGCCCCTACTGAAGGCGCTTGGACTTCCATAGCCGCTACTTATTCTGGTACGGCCCTTATTGCTAATAGTTGGTCAGCCGCTACTGTTGCTGATGGCATTGTTCTTGCTGTTGTTAAAGGCGGGACTACCGCTGCCGGTGGGTACACCCTTGGTACCAACACTGCGGCTGCTGGCACCTATTCATGGTCTGCGCTTTATGCATACACCGTAGCAACTGGTAACTTTACTTATGGTGTTTATTGGGCACCGGCCCTTGCTGGTACTGCTTCTCAAAATAAACCCACTGTTACCTGCACCAATACAGGTGTGGTCGTTGCTGCTTCTTTTCATTACTTTAAAGGCGCTGTTCAAGCCGCACCACTTAAAGTTCGTAACAGTTTAACAGGTCTAGGAGTTGACCCCGCTACTCAAACAACAGCACAAACTTATAATGCTGCTGGCGTAACTTCTGGTAGTGGACCCACTCACCGTATTGACGGTTACCCCGATGTTCTTACTGCTACTTGGCTACTGACAACTGGTGCATTGGGATCATCACCAAATGTTTATCCTCCCTTAACTCTTGGTCCTACAAGTACTACTAGAGAAATTAACACGCTTTCTTCATCACAAGGCATTGGTTATTACCAAGATACTACAACTGGTGCTTCTAATGCTGCCAATGCTACGGTTAATAATTTATTTGGTCTAGCTGTTGCTTGTCTCTGGAGTTGGACAACAAGCCGTACAAGCACGGTCATGGCCCTTGTTATCCCTCCGGCTGTTGCCTCTACTATTTCTCTTTCTCAACAATTGGCTCCTGTTGTAACTGCTGATTCCACAGGTACTCCTACCGGCGCTGTTTCAGCCACAGGTTCAACAACAAATCCAGTTGTAACTATTCCGGTAACCCCTTCTGATGTGACCGTAGCGACCACAAGCATGGTTTCAGCCCCTACGCTCAACATCAAAGCCAACTTTGCAGGTGTTGTAAATAGTGTTTTGTTGGTGCAGGCAACTACCCTTGCTATCACCGCAGGAGTCACAAGCCTGTTTCCATACACTTTTACCAGCCCCCAACTGGAAGATGTGCCTCAGTACTTGCCTGAATCTAATAGGCAGCAGGTTGGCTTGTACCGCCATTTCAAGCGCAGAATACGCAACCTTGTTGTGGCCCTTCTATCGGACTACAGC